CTGGTTGATAAGCTCAGTCACCTCGGGCCGGTCACCGTAGTGCTGCTCCAAGTGAGGCAGAAGCTGCTCTAGTCCCGACCGATCAAGGCCTGTGCCCATGTAGAGCATTCCAAGCGGGGCGCTGTCGGGCTCTGGTCCCCCGCGCTCACTTCTGAAACGACGCACCGCCTCTTTTAGTGATGCCTCAGTCTCAGCCTTTTGCTCCTCATCTTGCTGGGCCTGCTGTGCCTGTGCAATCAAAGACGGCCCAGTGGGTCTACCGAGACCGTCGTTGCCTTCGTTAAGCTTAACGAAACGCTCGACCAGCTTGCGTCGGGTGCCGCCCTTGCCACCAAGTACCTTATCGATGGCCTGACCGCCGAGGACAATAGCGGCTTGAGGTATGAGGCTTTGACCGCCGGTAGACAGCAAAGGTAAGCCGCCGACAACGACGTTACCGACGCGGGTGGGGTCATAAGACTGACCACCTGTCATCAGTGGGTTGAACAGGTCGGTGAACTTGGAAACGCCGCCTTTCATGCCGTCTTTGAACAGGTCAGTAACGATGTTACTTTTCTGAAGCTCTTGCAGAAGGGTGTCGCCCTCTTGCGTACCAGCAACGAGGCGCTTGACGGCGTCGAACTGGTCTGTGGTGACCTTCGCTGAAACCTTGCGCTTGGATGCTGTGATACCGGCCTCGGCAGGCACGTAGTCTTGCAATAGTTGCTCAAGTGTCTGAGCTTGCTTTGGGTCAAGCTGGCTTTTTAAAGACTTGACCAAGTTTACAATGCCAGTGACTTGCCCGCGCCGGTAATCTTCCAAAGCCTGCTTTGCGCCATAGCCAGAAGTAGGATCAATGTCGCCAAGGTTATACTCGTTGTCCTCTGCTGTCTTTCTGAGGGATCTCGCAACATCGCCAGCGGCGGCACGTTGGGCAATCTGCAAATCAGTTGGATTGCGCGGGCTTCCGTCGCGGTTAAACACGTTGGAGCCCATGACACTGCCCATACCGAAGCCTGCAGCGGCACCTTGTACGGCAGACGAGCCGACCTCGTCACTAATGGGGTCGCCGGTGCCAATGTTAGTGAACGCCTGTTCTTGCGCTGACTGCAGGAACTCTTCGCCCATTTCGACGCCACCGCCAATAGCAGCGCCCTTGGGTGAGAGGCCCCGCGTTGCAGCGCCTGTGCCACCACCGGCGATTGAGGTGTCTACATCTGCGCCACCGAGCTTTTGATTTACTTTAGCGCCCATGCGGCCAATGACGGCAGTCAGTACACCGGCAGGTAAAGCAGCAAGGCGGTCGGGGGTGTATCCCTCGATGCCTTCAGCTTCCAGTTGGGCAATGATATCGCCAGTCACAGCGCCTGCGGCTATGCTGCCCTCGCCAATAGCACCGGCGGTTGCGCCAGCGGTGGATGGGGCCAGCTTGGCAACGCCGCGACCAATGATACCGCCGCCAACGAGGTAGGGCAGGGCTTGACTGGTCAGCATAAGAGCTTGGCTTGGGTTCTCCATGATGAACTTAGCCGCAGCGCCACCTTGTGATTTCATGTTCTCAATGTGATCGCTGATCGTGGCGTCTGGACCAAGCTGTATCGCTGATTTAGCGACAGCATTCGCCATGTCGGCGTTCATGTTCTTCTGGTAGTCGGACAACAGAGCGTCATCGACAAACTCACCGGCATTCATCAGGCTCTGAGCAATAGGGTCGGCTACTTTGTTGAGCACAGGAACCTGAGAGCCAATAGACACCATAGCCCCAGCCGCTTTAGGAACGGCACCCGCAAACGAGGCACCGACGTCTGCAATAGCGCGGGGAAAGCTGCGGTCATCTTGTTGGGGGGCTGCGGGCTGCTGTTGCCCGCCTTGTTGCCCGCCCTTCTGTGCCATCATCTGCTCTATGGCTGCATACGCGGCCTCGGGGTTAGCCACGCCTTCGACCTTGAACTTGCGCCCATCGGGCAGTTCAACTTGGAAATTAGCCATGTAGGGTAGTCCTATTTATTAGGAAGTGGTGTGACGGTTGCTGTGCCTACTTTGACAGGCTGACTGCTAGAACCAGAAGATCCTTGAATCTTTTGCAAAATCCGCAGCTTTTCTTCCAACATTTCTATCCAAACTCCCTCATCTTGGAACTGAGTGGGGAAAGGACTTAAAAACAGTGCCATCTCTGTGTCACTAATTGCACCTTTTGTGTTAGCTGCTTTAGCTAACGCCGCATCCACCTTAATGTTTTGCAGAATGTTGCGAATGTGGGCGCGTCGAGCACCGACGCCCGCTTCACCTAGTCCTGTCAACTCGTTAAAAGAATCAGTCATACCGTATTTATCCATCCAGCCTTTTACACCTGCATCCCAGATGCCGGTTAAAGAACCAGATTTTAAGGCTGACAAAGCCATCTGCATATTATTGATTTGGTTGGCTGTATCAAAGCTTAAGTCGCCGCCATCACCAGCGCCCTTGTTCTTAGACGCAGCCAACGCGGCAACACGCGCAGCATGTGCTTGCCTGCGCTCTTCCTCGATGCCGAAAGCTTCCATCTCGGCTTGGCGGTTGGCTTGGTTGACGTCGGCACTCGCGCCAAACATTGCGCCCATCTGAGCTAGACCACCTTGACCGCCAGCGGCCATGCCTGCAGCGCCCATACGCATTAGGCGTTCACCAAGGCCGATCTGCATGTCTGGCAGAGCAGAGCCACGGGCGTTGCCTGTGTAGCCGCCAGTCATGCGACGGGCTGCGTTGCCGTTGCGGGCTGTGTTGGATGTAGGCTGTCTAAGTACGGGACCTGTGCTGTCAGGGCCGACTTCGGTGCCAGTGCCGACTTCGGTAAGTGCAGCGGGCGTTACACCGCGAGCGGGATCTTCGTTCATCAGCACGCTGCTGTTGCGGTTGTCAATTTCAGCCTTAGAGACTTCTTGTGAATCCGCCGGTACAATAAAATCTGTAAGCGTAGGTTTGACATCGCCATTGTTAGCAGCCTCAATTGCCTCTGCTGTTTTCGCATCAATGGATACAGTGTTTTCCCCATCAAAAGCAAAGAATTCATCGCCATCAACTCTCAAGCTAATGCCGTTTGCTCTTACGGCCTCTGCGCTTGTACCTGTGAGATAACCAAGAGCGTCATACGTTAGCCCAGATATAAGGTCGGTTAGTCTGTAGTTGGGATACGCATTGTTACCTGATAGATCTGGACCTACAGGAGGTTCCCCGCTTGTGCCTGTGAGGGCCCCGCCCGTACCGCCTAGAGGGTTATTAATTAACTTCATCCGTTCTACTTCTTGCAGACGTGCTATCTCACGCTCTTGCAATGCGTCTATAGGGTCGCCTGACTCAACTTGAGCACCTGCGCCGGGGGTTACAGTGCCATCTAGGTTTCCATACTCGGGAGCAGGGCCCATCGCATCGCGCATCTCAAGTTTTGCTAGGTGAGAGCCGTCTATTCTGGAAGCGTGTTGTTGCTGTGCGGCAGGGTCTAAGGAATTAAAATAAGCGCGTGTTTCCGATAGAGAGGCCTCACCTTTATTGCCGCCCGCCATAAGAGCAAGCATTGGGTCTTCAAAGAAGCTGTCGGGGAAAGTATTGTAAGAACTGCGAGAGCCTATATTTGAAAGGGCCGGTGCATCTGGTACAGTGTCAGGATACAGTTTGCGAAGAAGGTGGTTCCGTTTATCTAGGCCTCCCATTGAACCAAGGGCGCTTTGCCTTTGCGCTGAAGGGTAGTCGTAGCGGGGGTCATATAATGCAGCCATCTGATTATACCCCTAACCTGCTAAAGTCGAACTTGCGACCAGAGCCATAACCACGGGCGTTCATATCGCGGCCATTGTAACCACCGGCATAGTTTGGTTGCATCATGTCCCTCGCGAAACCAAAACCGCCCATTGCCCCAGACAAAGCGCCCATCATCGGATCGTGGTAGTTTGGCTTCACTTGTCCGACTGATGTAGGCGCTCGGCCCAGCATACGGGACATGTAATCCTTGCGTTGGTTAAGTGCGAAATCGCGGTTGCCCTCGTATCGGGCGCGGGCGTCGTCCATTGCTGCTTGGTCGTAGCCTTGAAGTACGTTGCCTGCATTCATCCCAAAGTTGGCACCCTCGCCCATAGTATTAAGGCCTTCGGAGTATGCGGAGCGGATAGCGTTGTTGGCTGATCCTGCCCCTTGGAGGGCAGAGCCCTGTTGGTTAAACTGTGCATTCTGTTGACCTAAAGATCTCGCTGTAAAGGCGTCATTGATACCGGCTGTGACATCGGCTCTGCGGTCATCGTATCCACGGTTTGCAATAGCTTCTGCGACACCGGCTCTGCTGGATGCAGTGTTGCCCGAGGCGCTGGCACCTTGATTGATTGATGGCAGGACGTTCTCTTGCAGGTTACGACGATCATCGCGCATCGCGGCGTCAATCATTGGCTGAGAATTGTTGAGGGCGTAGTCACGCGCGACGGCAAGGCGGTCTGTGTTCCGCGCATCATTAGCCATTGCGTTGTATTGATTGTAGATGCCTTGGCTGTTGTCGCCGAAGCCTGCGTAGCGGTCCATCATGCCTGCGCCACGGCCTATCATAGCGCCGCCTGCGCCGCCCATTGCAGTTGCGGTGTCAGTCGAGAATGCGTTAGGGCCTGCGTAGGTTGGACCGCCGTAGTAGCCTGCAGCTAGGACGTCGTTTAGAGCACCCTCGCCGCCAGCTAAATTGGCATCGACGTGAGGCCGGTACTGGTTGAAGCCAGCCATCTGTGCCTCAGTTGCACGATCCTGAGCGGCTGCGCTTTTCTTAGCGCCACGGTTACCCATAACGCCGCCAATGACGGTTGCGCCAAGTTGCGCGGTGAACGGATCAATGCCCATTTGTTGTGTTACTCCGTAGTTTGAATAGATGGCGATTGAGGCCACCTTCGGCGGGGACTGTGCCCGCATATGTGAACCTAAAAAGGCTCAGAAACTTGTGGTGCTTGTGATCGTCGGTAGCACTTAAAGTGTAGTATGTTTGATCGTCTGATAGCTGTAGTAGCTGGCTGAAGTCAGCTTGAAGCCTGCGCTTGATCGATGCCGACCAACGCGTGTGAATATCGCAGTGGATGAAGGTAAGGCCATGCGCCTGCTCAAGTGTGACCGTGTATAAACCTCTGCGCTCGATCACAGGCGACCGAGTCAGACTGCCGACCATGCGTTGCCATTGTAGACAACGAGGCCAGTGGTGCCATTTGCTAACGGGTCCCAAGGCGTTACGGCATAACGGACCATGCCGCGCCTTTTCTGCTCGGGCTCGGCGTCAGCAAGCAAGATCGTCGCCTCAGTTACAGAAGACAGCGTTCTTTCTATGTTTTGGAACTCGTTGCCCAAGGTATCACGCAACTTGCCAGTCGGAAGCACCCGACGGCTGTATCTTTGCACTACAGCGTCGGTACGCTCGGAGATGACAGGACGGAATATCTGGGCAAAGGAGCCACAGGTAATCTTGCCAACCGCAGCCCCCGCGAAGATAGCCCTGACGTCAATTGCACCCGTGGCAGCAATGGCCGCTGCGCCTACCAGTGGCCGTATACGATAAACATTGACAACCTCAGTTACAGCAACGTCAGCCGCCGCCTGCATAAGCTTGAGCGTGAGCACAAGGCCTTCAGCGGTAGCTGTGGCCGCACCAGTCGCTAATCCAATGACACCACGCATTCGGATTGCAGTAGCTGTCTCGGTGGCTGCGATGCTTCCTGCGCCTTGAGTGCTAAGGACGGCACTTGCTATACCTGTGCCAGTAGCAGCAACGTCTCCTATGCCTTGAGTACCGAGGACGGCACCCGCGACACCTGTGGCTGTAGCAGCAACGTCGCCTACGCCTTGAGTGCTGATGAAGGCACTTGCGATACCTGTGCCCGTAGACGCGACTTCACCAGCGCCATCAACGAGGCGAAAGCGGCGGGCCTCGCCGCCGGTGCCTGTGACTACAGGAGCGTCTGCGCTGCTATCGCGCTGGCGTACGCGCACGTAAGGGGCAGAGGTGCCTGTTGTTGAAATAGTCGCAGTTTGTGGGAATGCTCTGACGGCTATGAGGATCTGAGGAGTGCTGACGGTCACGCTGACTGCACCAGATCCCAAAACGTACTTTTGACCCGCCTGTGCAGTCGCCGTGCCGGTGATCTCGGCTGTCCCCGAGGCTTGCGCGGAGAATACGGCAGTCGACGTCCCAGTGCCGGTGACGACTAGGTTGCTAGTGCCCACAGCGTACTTAACGCGGACTGGAGCGGTCGCGGAGCCTGTAAACGTATTGTTAGCACTTGTGGTTGAGGAAACAACACTCTTGCTGCTGTAGTCCGTAGGGTCTGGCAAAACAAGAGCAGTGCCGGTGATGGCTGCTGTGCCCGATCCGACTGTGCCCAATACGCGGCTAGCGGCACCGGTACCTGTAATAGCAACGTCGCCTGAGCCATCCATGTAGAAGATGGCGCTTGCGCGGACATTGTCAGTGATCGCAAGATCGTTGCCGGTGGTGCTGTCTACACCACGAAGTCGGACTGCCTCAGCGGATCCTGTGGCTGTGATATCGACGTCTGCGAGGAGAACAACCTCGACCGAGGTCGCTGTGGCCGTGGCCGTGACTGAGAGAGCACCAGAGGCCGTGTCAGAGGCGGCTACGCGGCTTGCAACGCCCGTGCCTGTGACAGCAGCGGTGATCGTAGTAGGCGTGTCGGCAGAATTACCCATGCCCCCATGATATGCACAATAGAAATACAGGGGAGGACCACCGTTTGGTACGGTGATCTCTGTGTACGCTCCTGGGTTGCCTGCCGTGCCTGCTGTGGTAACGCCGGTGGTATACTCGGACCCGCCAGAAGTGTGCGTACCATTGTCAGTTGTACTGAAACGCAGCGGGTGATTGCTGTTACTGCTGTGACTTTGGTCAAAGCGGTAGGTATTGCCCTCGTACAAAGTCAGCGGGGTGGCGATGGAGCCATTGATGAAGTACTTGTTGCCACTGCCATAGACATTGGTTCCGCTTGCGACGGTGACAGTGAATACAGTGGTCGACGGCGCGTCAGTGCTGGCGTGGAAGACCCCAGTTGCTGTGACGTTACCTGTGACGGCGAGAGAGCCTGTGGCGGCTGCACCCTTGGTTGCGCCAGCCGTGGGAGAGCTTGCAGTGACCGCGATACTGCCGCTAGCAGGATGCGACTGCAGGATGTTGGTCGAAGTGCTCGTGGACGTACTGCCATCGGTCCCAAGGACCTGAGCGCCCATAGGCAAAGTAACCATTTAAGATCCTTCCCGTGTCGGCCATTTATTAAGCAGTGAAGTCAAAGTATCGACTATTTGCGACTGAAGACGTCGTACCTTGTATTAAAGTGTAGCTAGTGCCGCTCAGGTTAGATGCTGCATTTCCGCCGATATACGGCGTGACATACCCGCCAGAGAAATACGGTGTTGCGCCGTCGCCTGAAACCAGTATACCCTTAATTGTCCTAGATGTAGTCCAAGTGATCGTTTTCGCGCCGCCGCCTGAGGGATTTGCAACAAGTCCATAATTAAAATGCGATCCTGAGCCAGACGCCGGTAAAGTTCCGCCAAACGTTGCGGACAGTTCTGTCCGAAAATAAGACTGGGCTCCAGCGTCCTCTACCGTAGTGTTTCTTTCGCCGCCCTCGTACCAACTGCTTTGTGAGACATTGGAACCATAAACGACCTCGCTGGCATACGCAGTATTGTCGTGCAAATTTGAACCATCTTGAGCAACAAACATAAATTTAAAAATAGTATAACCGTTGCTTGTAGATGTTTGAGTTATATCAAATCCGTAGCAATTAGTTAAACCAAAGTTCAAAATTAAAGAGGTGTTGTGAGTTGCAACTTTGACGCCATCGGAGGCTTTCACTCGGAAATTGACAGCGCCAGCATTCGCCACGTTTGAACTACCCACTAGGCTAAAAGCCCCTGTACTTTGATTGATCGAAGGGGCGCTTGCCAACTGTGGTGGCAGCGATGAGCTATCGTAAATTGTTGAGCCGCCACTAGCCCAAGCATCCCAGCTGTAAGCGATCGGTATACCACTCTCGTCATCATAGGCCTTCGCGTTCAGCGTCACAGCGGTACTGCCGTCGGTTCCAAGATCCAAAGATACAGGTGGCGTAGTTGTGAAAATAGGGGCAGCGTTGTCTAAGTCTTTGGCAGTGACCCCAATGAATACCTTTGCGCTGGAAGTCAGGTTCAATGCAGCATTGTTTGCTGCGCTGCTTTCCTCGACTGTGCGAACAAGAACAGTGCTGTTGTTGCTCACCGAAGCCGTGCCGATCTCCCAATCTGCGCCATTGTTGTCTTCCACTATGTACCTGATAACGTCATTATCTGAGACCCCAGCATCAAGGAAGGATTGGTAGCCTGCGACAGCCGATGCCAGAGTTATGTTCCCTGTGCCCGTCGATGATATGGTCATCTTGGCCCTATTGGCTAGCTTCGCCATATTACTATGTCCTCTTTAATCTGTGGTCATCGTTGTGTTCACGCTGCAGTCACGGTGTACGAAGATGCTGGGATACGAACGACGTCTCTGGTTGCCGTGGCATCAATGTTGCTTGCGAAGGTGCCGCGCATCAGCAGATTGCCGGTTTGTGGGGTCTCAGCGTCAAAGATGCCCCAGCCGGTGATTATGCCGTATTGCTTGGCGGCTGCTAGCAGGAACTCAGGCGAAGTGGACCCAGTGACAACAGCAGATTGACCATTGACGACCTTATAGATAGCCCAAGCGTGCAAAGGACCATAGGTCACCGCAGAACCGTATGGCGGGGTACTTGCTGCTCCCACAGTGGGGTACGTGTTGCCTGCGATTGGAAACTCAACGCGGTCTGTCCACTTTCGTAGCTCTGTTTTGCCCCAGTTTTGAAGACGGCTGTTGGTGCTGTCCCAGTTGCCAGACCGAGCTTGGTCATTGTACCACAAACCATCATCGCGGGTGACTGAATAGGCCAAGGAAGCCGAGCCGTTGCTTGCTGCGTCATAGACAAGTCTGCAGCGTTGGTAGCCGCCATAGGTCTCTCCTGACCCATTGATAACTCCAGCACGCCTCTTGGCGTTCTGCTGATCTGGCGTCCCTGACGAACTGTGCGTCACTGTGCCGGTAGACCAGTCATGCCACCGTGGCTCATCGAAGCTGCCGCCAAGCGTCGAAAACGGAGCAGCAAGGTCGCCTAGTGTTGTCCCTGTCCTATCGAGCGCAAGATACAACACAGAGGGCATGGTCCACGACGTGTTGCGAAGACAGTGGTTTGACCACGCCTTGAAGGCATATGGCTGAAGAGCGCCAGAGACACCAATGGAAACACTGCCTGCAGGGACGGTGAAGCTATCGCCGGTGCTTAGACTGATCGAAGAGGCGGGGAAGCTGCCATGATAAAGCAAGTTACCGGCGGTCGCAGCATCAAAGACGCCCCAGCCATAGATGGTCTCAGCGGACCCTGTAAGACGTGGAAACTCAATGGCAGCGGCTGCGCTCGATGAGATCGACGTATTGCTGGCTGCGCTAAAGCTGATCGACTGTCGAGCTAAGGATGACTCAGTCCCTGTGCCGTCGTCGCCAAAGCCTCCACCAGAAGTGGTAGACAGGCCAAGATACAGTACGGATGGGGCTGAGAAGGAACTGATGCCAAGTAAGTGGTTAAGGAACTGCGGCTCCAGAAAGTCGCTCATAGCACCACTCAAGTAGCTGACTCACGCTGCGGTAATGTCGAGATCGCCTGCATCAACCCTAAGTACATCATTGACCTCGATGGTCTTTGCACTTGTAAAGGCACCATGAAGGAGCATATTACCACCTGTGGATGCATCCCAGAGGGACCAATAGGCCACTGCGCCCCAGTTAGATCCAGTGCAGCTTGGGAAATCTACGACTGCCGTGTTATCCGTAGTGCCACCAGAGGCAGCATCAAAAGCGATACTAACACGCGCATAACCATTGCCCGAAAGCTCAGTGCCACCGGCGTTGTCGCCCATGCTAGCTATAGACAACCCTAGGTATACGGCGCTTGGCTTGGTAAACGCTGTAGTTGCTAGGATGTGATCCAGCACCTTGTTTTCTAAGTAATCTGACATTGCACTCATAGTTTACGTTCCTTGTTTCGAGTAATTATAATGATTATTAGCGACGGCCAGTGACGACGACATCGAGATCAAAGCCACTCAAGGCAAAGTCTTTGTTGTCAGTAGCGTCTAAATCCATCTTGTAGCTTAAGTACCGACCGCCCTGCCGCGTGTCGAGCTTGTGATCTGCGTTGGTATCGATTGTTTGCTTGGCACCATAGTTAGGGACGTCGGGGGCCAAGGGCGCAGATCCGAAGGTAAAGTCAAAGGTTTTACTTGAGTTAGCCGTGACGACCTGTGGCGTAATCTTGGTTATGACCTTGTACCCTGACAGGGGTATCTCGACCTCGTCTAGGTCAATCCCTGTACGCTCGACAAACGGAGGTGCAGTCGCAACGGTGTCCAGAGGCTGAGACAGGGAGCCGTTGTCGCTAAGATCGACGCCATACAACTTGGGCACTGTGATGGCCCTGCCTGTAGCGTTCACCGCCTCGGTGTTGTTGCCTATGCTAACCATGATGGCGTGGCGATCAAAGCCAGCGTCTTGAGCGGCGTAGGTGCCCCCAGCAGTGTCATAGACGAGGGTCGTGGTGTCATAGGTCCGCACAGAGTTTATGTTAGCTGTGGTAGCTGAGACGACGTGGGGGAGGTCCATGAACGACCACGTATTGTACCGATAGTTGTACACAGCGGCTCGGTTGGCACCGACAGGAGCAAAGGCTGGGCGATCCGTGGTCATATCGTCGGAGCTTGGGTAGCAAAAGTAAATCTCGGACAGCGGATGGTTATGATACGTGAAGCAGTGGTGCGTGGCTGAGTTATCGAGGGCATCAAAGATGTAAGCTCTGATACGATCATCGACGATGCTTTCTTTGGTTGTACCGTCGTGCGCCCAGATATCGTCGGTGTCAAAGACGTAGTGCTTAGTTTTGACCTCGACTACACAGTTCTGGCTAATGATGCCGCAGCTACTGAAGATCTTGCGGAAGTTATGGATGAAGGCCCCACCGACAAACTCCATAAGCCAAACTTGGTCGTTGCTATAGATAATGAAGTTAGTGCCAAGGCTAAGGCCGTCTACTATGGGGGTTTCCATCTGAATGAGGTCGTTGGTACCTGCTGACTTGGTCGGGTCAGTCTCGTCCCACGTTGTCGGGATCGAGTTAGGCAGGGCAAGGTCACTGAAGCGTACGCGGTTGGGGAAGCTGGTGCCATCCTCGGTGGTGTTCAGAGCGACAAGGAAGTCTCCGTAGGTCCTGATCGCCTTGGCTCGGTAACTGTTAGGCCAAAAGGTCAAGTCAGCGAAGTCAGTGCCGTTGGGCCCGCGAAACACGGGCACTCGGTCCTCCCTGTTCACGTAGGTGACATCAGACAACACGGTGGCGGTGACGGAAGCACCGGCAGAGGCACTTAAGTTGCCAATGGCACCCGAGCGGTTGGTCAAAGTACCATTGGAGAACTCATGCAGTTGGAACTGGTCGGAGACAAGTAGGACGCTGTCGTAGCCGGTGCTGCTGAAGATACCGTGGGCGTGCACGGGAACGAAGGCGACCGACGACAGCAGGGTTCTAAAGACGGGAGAGCGCGAGATTGCGCCGTCAGCAAAGCGAACGTTGAGGGCCCTGTCAAAGGCGTTGATCGGGAGATTGAAGGGCTCGACGTCGGTAATAACGCCGGTGACCCCGAGGCCACGGATGGGTAAGTTAGGCATGTCAGCTAGGCTCAGTCGGCCATGTGACGTTGTGCGGGAAGCCTGCTCGTGCGGGGAGGTCGCGGAGGGCTTGCCTGTAGGTACGCCATTCGTCAGTGATACGATCCACAGTAGCGTAGACATCACTGGCAGCAAGGAGGCCATCGCGTTCTGCCCTAACGTCAGAGGCCAAGTCGGCGGGGGTTGGAGCAACGTAAGCGGCGTAATCACTGCCGATCAACGTAAGCAACGCCGCGTTGTCGATGGTGTTGTCGGTGTCAGCTAAGTCTAAGGTGTAAGGTATCCACCCGTGATCAGGGTGATTGATTTCGACGTCAAAGCGGGTGTTGTCAGAGTTGAGCGATTGCGCATTTCGTACTTCGTTTATTATCACGGTGCTCATGTTAGCTGATCCTTACGAATAAAGTCGAGGGCAATCTATAGTTTATGGTAGCTGCGTAACCCATCGCCCGCCAAGTTCCCGCAGGCGACGCTCCGCCAATGTCGGCTGCTGTGTTGTCGTTTAGAGCATTAAGTGACACGAAGCCTGCGTATTTTAGATTGCTACCCGCGTAAGTTGAGCCCGTAGTGATCGTCCCAGCGCTTGAATTACCTAAGAAGGCATAGGTACCCACGCCCCCCGCAGACAGGCTAGGGCCAGCGTAAGCATCGCCCCACGACACATCGGTACCATCGGACGTGAGAACTTGGCCGGTGGAGCCTGCGCTAAGTACTTGCGTGGTTCCGTCTGCGTGTCCATAGAGGATCTGACCACGGGCAAGGGCAGGGGTACCATCGCCCCAAGAGATCGTGGTTCCATCGGACTTGAGCACGGTGCCCGAGGCCCCTATGGCAACCGCAGAGGCCACGGAACTGGAGTTACCCACGACAACGCTGCCCTCGGCGAGGGTACCCACGACAGGCAAGGTGCCAATGAGCGGGGTCGCATTGATATGGGTGGTCGTGGCGGTGACCCCGTCCAGTACGGATAGCTCGGTAGACGTGAGACCCGCAGAGATACCATCGAGGACGTTGATTTCGGCAGCGGAGGCTGTGATCGAGGAAGCGAAGATGGACGCAGCGTCTAGGGCACCGT